TATCACAGAGTTCATTGCAGAATATAAAACAATGGATGAAGCAGATCGTCCTAAGATCTTGTTTATTATTGATTCGTTGGGCATGTTACTGACCCCCACTGATGTTAACCAGTTTCAGGCCGGGGACATGAAAGGCGACATGGGTCGTAAGCCTAAAGCACTAACAGCACTGGTTCGCAACTGTGTAAACATGTTTGGAGCATATAACATTGGTATGGTATGTACCAATCATACATATGCAAGTCAAGACATGTTTGATCCAGACGATAAGATCTCAGGTGGTCAAGGCTTTATCTATGCAAGTTCAATTGTTGTTGCCATGCGTAAATTGAAACTAAAACTTGATGCAGATGGCAATAAGACCACCACAGTGCAAGGTATCCGTGCTGCTTGTAAGATCATGAAAACTCGTTATGCCAAGCCGTTTGAAAGTGTGCAGGTCGAGATTCCTTACGAAACAGGTATGAGCCCATATAGTGGTTTAGTTGACTTGTTCGAAGCCAAAGGCATGCTCAAGAAAGAAGGTAACAGTCTGGTATACACTACCAAAGACGGTGAGATTATCAAACAGTTCCGTAAGGCTTGGGAACGTAATGAGAAAGACGGCTTAGACATTGCCATGGCCGATATTTCTAAACACGGTGAAATTACCACATCTGAGATAACTACTACAGTTGAACCAGACTTGGAGGAAGCAGAATGAAGGAAGATTTAATCGCCGATATATGGAATGTAGTAATTGGTCATATACCAGAGAAACAACGAGCTGATGTTGCTGCTGATTTTGTCAATGCATTATTAGACCACGGCATCAAAGACTCTGTGTTAGAGTCACTGCAAGGAGTGGATCCTTATCTAGACGACGCTATCGATTACGCAATCGATGGTGAGGAAATCGAAGAAGAACACGAAGACGACGAGGAATAAATGAATTGGTATGATCGAGTTTCCAAGGATATTTCAAATATTCCCGATGCTGTGGCCTATTATGAAGCTGAATTACTTTCAGCAAAACAAGATGTCCGTGTAACGGGAAGCATCGAGAAAGCCTCTGCGCAGATGCCTGGCATTGTAGAAACTCGATTCAATCAATTACAAGAAATTGAAGGTATACTAGAATACCTCAATATCGAACTTCGAAGACTACGTAGTCAACATTTTCGTAAATATCTTGAAAACTATCAACGTCAGCTCAGTTCTAGAGACTGTGAAAAATTTGTAGAAGGTGAAGCTGACGTTGTAGATTTTGAAAAGATCATAAATGATTTTGCCCTGTTACGTAACAAATGGTTGGGCATTATCAAGGCCTTAGATATCAAACAATGGCAGTTGAGTAATATTGTTAAATTACGCACGGCAGGATTAGAAGACGCTACTCTATGACAATTTTAGTAACCGGTGGCCTAGGACTTATAGGCCACCACGTAGTTAAGAAATTAGAAGATCTTGGTGAACAAGTGGTAATCACTGACACTAGAACCAACTACGGTATTATACCTCAGGCTGAAATTGATTATCTAATTTCTCAAAGACTAAAATCCATCACAACCGATAAAATACATCGTGTCGACATCAGCGAACGAGATAATCTAGAATGGTTGTTCAAACATTATCGACCTTCGGCGGTTATACATCTAGCATCATTTCCTCGTCAAAAAGTAGTGAATGCTGACCCTGCGCAAGGTGCCAAAGTCATGAGCGAAGGACTGTTGAATCTGTTAGAGGCCTGTGTGAAATATCAATGTCCGAGATTCCTGTATGCCAGTTCTAGTATGGTTTACGGTGATTTCAAAGATTATGTCAAAGAAGATGCTGCTTGCCGTCCACAAGGTCAGTACGGTATAATGAAGTTGGCAGGCGAGTGGTTGGTACGAGATTATCAACGTAAAGGAATCGATCATACTATTTTTAGACCTAGTGCTGTGTATGGCCCATTAGATGTTGAGGACCGTGTGATTTCAAAGTTTCTGCTCACCGCCATGAGAGGCGGTGTATTAAAGGTAAACGGCATTCATGAAACTCTAGATTTTACCTACGTCGACGATGCAGCCCAGGGCATGGTGCAGGCATTGTTAAGTGAAAATACCAAAAACAAAACATACAATATAACCAAAAGTCATAGTAAAACCTTGTACGCAGCCGCACAATTGGCTGTGGAATTAGTTGGCAATGGCAGCATAGCCATCGGTGATAAAGATCAAGATTTTCCTAGTCGCGGCGCATTAGACATTTCTGCTGCACGGCAAGATTTTGGATTTGAGCCAAAGATAGACATAGAGGAAGGGTTCGAACGCTATTATCAGTGGCTGACGAATTCTTCATATCATCAAGCCAATCTTTTAGGTTAGCCATTATGTGTGCAGATAAATATCTGCATGAAAACTATTGTACTTGTCACTGGAGGATTTGATCCTTTACATTCCGGGCACATCGCCTACTTCCGATCAGCAAAACAACTAGGAGATATTCTAGTAGTAGGTATCAATTCTGATGCGTGGTTGGTTCGTAAAAAAGGCAGAGCATTTATGCCTTGGGATGAACGAATGACTATCGTTAAAAATATCAAAGATGTAGATTTTGTTTTAGAATTCAACGACGACGATGGCAGCGCCAAACAGGCAATAAAATTAGCCAGACAGACATGGCCCGATCATAAAATTATATTTGCCAACGGCGGAGACCGCACAGATGCTAACATTCCGGAAATGGAGTTTGAGGATCGCAATCTAGAATTTCATTTCGGAGTTGGCGGATTTAACAAGGCTAATTCTAGTTCATGGATCTTAGAAGAATGGAAGGCTCCTAGGACAGAGCGTCAATGGGGCTATTATCGTGTATTACATGAAGTATCTGGAATGAAAGTCAAAGAGTTAACCGTTGATCCTGGCAAAAGTCTAAGCATGCAACGACATAATCACCGTGCTGAATATTGGATTGTCAGTGAAGGGCAAGCCATTGTTAATAGAGCAACTCCGTTGGATTTTGAACTGCCGCCTGCAGAACTAAACAAACACGATCAATTACACATCGTCAACCAAGAATGGCATCAACTTACTAATCCCTACGAACACCCATTAAAAATCGTAGAGATACAGTATGGTGAACAATGCGTTGAAGAGGATATAGAAAGAAAATGATTCCAATTTTTATCGGGTACGACCCCCGGGAAGCTATAGCATATCATGTATGCACAAATAGTATCATTAGACATTCTAGTCATCCAGTTAGTATCAATCCATTGGCATTGAATATATTAAAAGACTACGAAGAGAAACATACCGACGGTAGTAATCATTTTATCTATAGTCGTTTCCTTGTTCCTCATCTCATGGAGTACAAAGGTTGGGCAATATTCATGGACGGTGACATGTTGTTGCGAGACGATATTGAAAAGCTATGGGCATTGCGAGATGAGTCAAAAGCAGTTATGGTTGTTAAGCACGATTATAAAACTAAAATGACTGAAAAATATCTTGGTTCTAAAAACGAAGACTATCCTTGTAAAAATTGGTCAAGCGTTATTCTCTGGAACTGCGGACATCCTGCCAATGCTGTGGTTACTCCTGAATTTATACAAACAGCTACAGGAGCACAGGTACATAGATTTACCTGGTTGGCTGATAACCTAGTCGGTGAATTACCAGCAGAATGGAATTGGTTGGACATCGAATACGAATGTAATCCTCAAGCGAAATTAGTTCATTATACTCTAGGAACCCCCTGCTTTCATGAATTTTCAAACCAAGGAGATTTTGCCAACGAGTGGCATCGAGAAAAAATTTATGTAGATTATTGTCTACAGCACGGCCTATGATCTTTTTAAGTAAGGATGGCAAGGACCCATATATCAACATGTTTGCACAGGGATGCAATACTAGAACAACCTCAACTGATGATTTTAATTATAACGATAGCACTGACTCGATTGTGTTAAGAGGCATACTTAAGAAAAAGTGGATGCATCAATGTTGGGAAGATGCCAGAACTTTTTACTACATGGACACTGGATATTTTGGCAACGAAAGAACTGATTCAAATCCCAACGGCTGGAAATATTGGCATCGCATAGTAAAGAACAATCTACAACACGGTGAAATCGTTCCGAGAAAAGATGATAGATTCAAACATTTTAACAAAACATTTCAACCCTGGAAGAAAGATGGAAGAAAGATACTAGTAGCAAAGCCAGACGAAAAGCCCATGCGATTCTATGACTACGATCTAGATATTTGGTTAGAGCATACAGTAAATGAAATAAAAAAATACACAGATAGACCTGTGGTAGTTAGACAACGAGCACCTAAAAGATTAGATAGAACGGTTAACGATACACTAGAACAGGCCCTGAACGACGATGTATTTGCATTAGTCACATTCAACAGCGTGGCAGCCACAGAAGCTGTATTCCAAGGAATACCTGCGTTTACTCTAGCACCGGCTAATGCAGCTTCGCCCGTTAGTCTTCAAGATCTATCTAAAATAAACGAACCGTACTATCCTGACCAAGATAAATTATATGCATGGGCCTGCCATTTAGCTTATGGGCAATTTCATAACTCAGAATTGAGAAACGGCAAAGCCATGGAGATGTTACTGAATGGATGATTTATTATTTGGCCAATCGATACCGGGAGAAAAGCCCTCAATTTTTAGAGGTGTCGTTAAAAGAAAACATATACATCAGCATTGGCAAGATAAAAAAGATTTCTATTATATAGATACAGGATATTTTGGAAATTTTGTGAGTCTAGGAAATACTAGCGGAAGAAAACTATTTCATAGAATAGTCAAAAATGATTTGCAAAAACACTGGCTAGAAAAACACTCCAGCGATCGATGGCAAGAAATTTGTAAAATTGATCCTCGATACCAATGGAAAGGTTGGAAGAAAAAAGGCAGAAAAATTTTAATAATTGTGCCGAACAGAAAATCATGTGTGTTCTATGGCTACGATGTGGATCCATATGTTAACGGTGAAAAACCCTGGCTAATAAAAACTATAGAAACTATTAAAAAACATACAGACATGGAAATTATAATTCGAGAAAAAGGCAGTAGAACCGACCGACAAAACTATTCAATATTTGATGCTCTAGATGAGGGTGTATTTGCCACTGTGGCATTTAATAGTATTGCTGCATTAGAATCTGTGATATATGGAATACCGGCATTTGTTACTGTACCGTGCGCAGCCAGTCCGTTGTCTCTCTCTGATTTATCAAAAATTGCAACACCGTGGTATCCAGATCCCGAATCAGTAACACAGCATTGTCACTCGTTGGCCTATGGTCAATTTACACACCAAGAAATAGCCAATGGCACCGCATGGAAAATATTAAATGAAACTTCTACTCAACGATAAAGAAATAGCTAGATTTTTAATCGAATTAGTCAATGTCTCGGAGGTCTGCAAACACATTGAATTAGACGAACGGCACACAGCTGGTGTAATTCATTGGGTCATTGAAACGAAAAATAAATCCAACTTTAATTTAGAAAAACATAGAGATAAAATTAAACAGAAGATCACTCAGGGAATTCGCAAAGACCTCAAAGCATGGATGGATTTGGTAAATCAACAGATCAGTAATCATAAAGAATATTTTTATAAAAATATACATCAACATATAGATGTTCTTATAGATAGACTAGGAGAAGAGCAAATATTAGAACTTTACAGATTCTATCCAAAACAAAATTTTATTAAAACTGTGGGATTTCAGATTGATCCTGCCGCAGAAATGATGAGGCGCAGACATTTTGATTCTGTAGAAGAAGATTGTTTATTGCGTAATACTGTAGGCAACGAACAGATACTAGTAAGTAAAATAGATCGCAACTTGCCTTTCTGGTTCATAGATAGTGGTTATACTAATTTTGTAGAGCCTAATAAAAAATGGCACAGGTTAACTCGAAATCATCTACACTTCAATCAAAATTTTGTGGCACCGGCAAACAGATTGTCGAACTTTGCCAGTTTTCCGCAGTCATGGCGTAAAGATGGTTCTAAGATCTTAATCGTAGAACCCGGAGAATTTGCTGCCGGTATAATGCATGTGGAGGCAAAGTCTTGGGGTCAGCAGGTAGCAGAAGAATTAAAAAAATACACAGATCGTCCTATCGAATTTAGATCAAAAACAAATAAAAAAACTAGAACCAGTTTATATCAA